TCAGAAGATCAACGTGACGAATTTCGGCGCGCCCCGCCCGACGAGGGCGGAGAGCTGAAAGATGCGGATGTCGAGCGTGTCGCCTGGACCGAGTAGCGCGCCCCAATCGGTGGTCTGGGCGGCGGCGGTGTAGAGCGCGCTGGTCGTGGCAGTGGTCAAGGATCGCTTGACAACTGCACCGTCGAGGATCTCAACCTCGTAAGCCTCCATTTCCTCGGCCAGCGGCACCTCGAGCCCGCCCCAGCTGTCGGCGGCGAGTGCGCGGGATCGGCGCGTCCAGCGGATGGTCAGGTCCCCGGCCGTGCGCGGTCTGCGCCAAGGCTGCTCGACATGGGCGACCGAGAACGGGCGAAGCCCCACGCCCTCGGGCGTGAAGGCCTGCGCCACATAGGTCTCGTCGCTGACCGGGCGGCTCGCGGGGCCGATGCGCCAGTTCCACGGAATGCCGAGATCGGCCTCGGCGATCGGCAGCGATGCCAGCGCTGCGTCGAGCACCACGACCCGGGCCCCCGCCGACACGGGGTTGCCTATGGCGCCCTCGGTGCCGCGCTGGCCGCGCAGGAGCCGGGTCAGGCGATACCGGCCGGGGGCGATCAGTTCGGCCGCGCCCGCTTGCACGATCTCCCAGACACCGGGCGCGCTCTCGATGGCCACCGCATTGGCGCCGCCGAACAGGGTCAGGTCGGTGACGCTTTCCAGCGTGCCGGTCAGCAGATCGACCACCAGCGCATTGCCGAGATCAAAGCGTGACGTCGGCCCGGCGTAGAAGTCCGAGACCAGTGTGCCGAACCGGGCGCGTGTGCCAAACGTGGTCAGCAGGTCGAAGTCATCTGTCGAGGGGCTGCGGTAGACTGCGACCTCACCGGGCCATGGCACGGCATGCGCCGCCGCGAAGGGCCGATGCGCGGGCTGGTCCTCGTTCAGCTGCGGCAGGTCGAGGAGGGCCGCCTCGGGCGCGCCGAAAACCACGGCCTGCGCCAGCGCCGAGGGTCGCGGTGCGCCAGGTGGCAGGTCGTAGGCCTCTCGGTCCTGACGCACTGCCTCGATGCCGCGCGCGTCGGCATCGGCAATCGAGATGAGCCGCAGCGGGATGGACCGGCCGTCATGGGCGAGCATGACGACATCTGAAGGGTCGAGCGCCAGCCGCGAGGGCGGCAAGCGGAAGGTTGCGCTCTCACGGCCGGTCCAGGCTTCCATCAGCGCGCGGCGGCAGCGGCGCTCGGCCTCATCGGGCGGCACTGCCATGGGGAAGCTTTCAGAGGCGACCCGCGTCGTATCGACCGTGATCCGCCGGGCCTCGAACTGAGCCGCCTCGTAATCCTCGTCGGCCCGGGCGACCTGCCACTTCAGGGCCTGGGGCAGTTCCGTCTCCTGGCCGCGCGTCAGTTCCAGCACGTCACCTTCGCGCGCGGCGACCAGATCGTCCGGTTCGACGCTCGCCACCGCCGCCCGGCCGCGCATGACGAAACGGATAACGCCTTCGGTCTCGACGGCATCGAAGCCGAAGTGCCGCGCGAGCGTGGTGATCGAGGCGCGCGGGCTCTCGAGCGCCCCGATGGCATAACCCTCGACCGCGCCCCAGAGCCCGGTGACGTCTATGCGATCCTCGGGCAATCCCGCGCGCAGACAGAGGTGCCGGACAAGCGCCGCGAGCGACACGGCTCCCAGCCGTCCGGTCAGCCAATGGCCGAGCCGCCAGTTGGGGCCATCGGTCCAGACATCGGTCAGTTCGGGAAAGAACGGATACGGCCGCGCGTCCCAGGTCCAGGCCGCGCATTCCGGCACGTCGACCATCCGGCCGCCGTAGACCGAGGACAGCGGGTTGTTCGCGACCTCACCCCAGAAGAGATAGGTTGCCTCGAGATAGGCGCGCTGGATGGTGTCGTCGCGCCAGCCCCGTGAGAAATAGGGCGTGAAACTCTCCGACGACTTCGGGTCGAAGAACACGTTGGGCTGGTTGGTGCCCCGGTCGATGGCCGGGCAGCCGAGTTCGGTGAAACGGATGGGCTTGGACTCCGGCAACCACGCGGTCGGCGTGCCGCTCTCCACCCCACCGGGGCGATTATGATGCAGGTTGCTCCACCAGTTGCGCAGATCCTTGTAGCGGAAGACCCACGGCTTAGCCGCCGCGCCGTCCGTGATTGGCGTGCGCACTTGTGCCGACCGATCCGCCGCCGATGCGTAGAACCAGTCGAAGCCTTCGCGGCCCGCGATGTTCGCCTGCAGATAGGCCCGGTCGTAGATCGCGGGCCAGCCCTCGGCCGCGTCCGCGTGCCCGAAGCCGTCGCGCCAGTCGGAGAGCGGCATGTAGTTGTCGATGCCGATAAAATCGATGTTGGCGTCCGACCAGAGCGGGTCGAGGTGGAAATAGACGTCGCCGCTGCCGTCGCCCGGATGGTGGCCGAAGTATTCCGACCAGTCGGCCGCGTAGCCTATGTCCGTGCCAGCACCGAGAATGGCCCGAACGTCGGCGGCGAGCGCCTTGAACGCGGTGACGGTGGGATAGGTGCTGGCGCTCGAGCGGATGGTGGTCAGGCCGCGCATTTCCGAGCCGATCAGGAAGGCATCGACCCCGCCCGCCGCCGCGCAGAGATGCGCGTAGTGCAGCATCATCCGGCGCAGACCCCAGTCGCCGGACGGGCCGGTCCAGGAGACGGTCTCGCCGGAGATCGCGAAGTCGGAGGGGCTGGCGCTGCCGAAGAACGCCGCCACCTGGCTCGACGCGGTGGCTGTCTTGTCCACGCTCCCGGCATAGCCCGCCGCGGGCGAACAGGTGATCCGGCCGCGCCAGGGGAACATGGGCTGGCCGGTCTCGGCGGCGTTATCGGAATACGGGTTCGGCAGCGTATTGCCGGGCGGGACGTCCATCAGGATGAAGGGATAGAAGGTGACGCGCAGCCCACGCGCCTTCATCTCCCGGATGGCCTGCACCACCGCGAAATCGGCCGGCGTGCCGCCATAGACCGGGCGATCCTCGGCGTCGCGGCTGACGACGAAGGCATCGGCGCGGCTGACGCCATTGACCGACCAGCCAACCGGCGTCGTCGATTTGGCCGAGACCTCGACGCCGGGGCGCAGCTTGCAAGATCCGGCCCGCAGGTCATCGCCGAACCAGGCCACGACGAGGCTGACGCTTTCGACGGTGGGCGCCATGGCCTGCAGTCGGTCAAGTGCGACCACCGAGTCGGCGGTGTCCGAGAGCGCGTTCAGGTTCTCGGCCTGCGTCGCACCGCCGGAGGTTTTGCGGATGGCCTGCGTGGCATATGTGAACTCGCCCGAGGCCGGGATCAGGGTGACGGCGCGGGTCAGGCCTTCGGCGGTGTCGGGGTCGGCGAGCGGCCGGAACACCTCGAAGGAGAGCTGCGGCAGACGATTGCCGTAGCTCGACAGCGGCAGTTCCTCGAAGACCACATAGGCCGTGCCGCGATAGGCCGGCGTGCTGGCCGCGCCCATCCTCGCGGCGATGAACGGATCGGCGGTCTGCGCCTCGTCGCCGGGATACCAGCGCCAGGTGACGCCGGAGAGGTCCATCGGCTTGCTGTCGGCCCAGATGCGGCCAATGCCGGTGATCGGCCCCTCGCAGAGCGCGACCGCGAAGCTCGCGTAGTAGAGATATTCGGTCGTCTTGACCTTGCCGCCCCCGCCGCCCTTGCCGCCACCCTGCGTGGTGGTCTTGGTTTCCTCGCGGAAATCGGTGGCCCAGATGATGTTGCCACCGATCCGCATCCGGCCGTAGAGGCGCGGGATCACGGCCCCCTCGGTCGAAGACGTGATGCGCAAGCTGTCGAGCCGCGCGCCCTCGATCCTTTGCGTCGGTGCGAGCGAGGACACGATCCAGCTGTCGACGACCGAGCCGATGGTGGAGCCGATGAAGCCGCCGATGGTTGCGGCGCTGACGCCGAGGATCGCGCCACCGATCGAGCCGCCGATGGCGGCACCGGCGGCGCCGAGAATGAGGGTGGCCATGTCGAGGTCTCAGCGTTGCGGGAAGAGGAAGGCGAAGGCGATGCGCCGCCGCCAGGCTTGGGTCAGCGGCTCCTCGATCACGCCGAGCCGCTCGTAGGCGTGGAGAAAGCTGTCTGGCCCGGTCAGGATGCCGACATGCTTGGCGATGGCGCGCGGTTTCATGCGGAACAGGACCAACGCGCCGGGACCCGCCTCGGAGGGCGACACCTCGATCATCATGGCGCGCGCGCCCTCGGCCAGAACCTCGAGCGGGCCGGTCTCGCCCCAGTCGCGGCTATAGGGCGGGATCAGGAACGGTTCGGGACCGACAACCTCGCGCCAGACGCCGCGCGCCAGCCCGAGGCAGTCGCAGCCAACGCCCTTGAGGCTCGCCTGGTCATGGTACGGCGTGCCTAGCCACGACCGCGCTGCCGCGATCACCCTGTCGGGGTCGGCCGGCCTCACAGCACACCCCCGTCATGCCCGCCATCCTTCGTCGCGTAGCGCAGGACCGCATCCTGTCCGGGGATGTGCGGAAAGCCGCGGAAGTTGGTGGTGTTCGCGAACTTCGCCCCGCAGGTCTCGATCCGCTTGTCGCAGCCCGCGCGGATGGTGAAGGCGTCGCCCTCGGCGATGGCCCGCACCGGGGCCTCGAGCAGGGTCAGGACCGCGATGCCGTCCGTGACGTCATGGCCCAGCACCTCGGTGCGCCGCCCAGCATTCGCGCCGCTCGTCCAGTCCAGCGTGCCGAATGTGAACCAGCCAACCTCGAAGGTGCCGAGACCGGAGGCGGTGAACCCGCGGTCGCGCAGAAGATCGATGACGGCGCCGGTTCCCTTGAAGGCCGGTTCCGCCAGATCGACGCCGCAGCGCGCATCGCCGAGCGCGGCATCGCAGGTCGCTTGGAAAGTCCGCCCCACCGTCTGGCCGAGGACATGGGCGAGCGAGCGCACCTCGGCGACGAAGGCCAGCCGCCCGCGCCGGATCTGACCGATGGCTCCGCGCCGCATCAGCACGCGCTGTCCGGTGTCGGCCCAGTTCACGCGCCAGACCTCGACCGCCGCGTTGTCCCAGCGGCCATCGAGGATGTCGGTCTCGGTGATGCGGTCCGAGGTCAGCACGCCTTCCGCGTCCTGCGCATCGACCGACAGGTCCGAGCCCGAGCGCACCTCGGACGCCGTCAGCCCGCTCTCGGGTTCGAAGTCCGTGCCATCGAAGCTGAGCGTGCGGTCGTGATCGGTGAAGCCGAAGGTGACGCCATCGGCCCGGGTGATCCGCCAGCACCAGGCGAGCGTCGTCGTGCCCTCGTCGAGATGGGCCTGAAGCTCGGGCGAGAGGGATTTCACTTCCGCCCCCAGCCGCGAAGCAACGCCAGAGAGGCCAGTGCGGACGAGACGACACCGCCGCCAGCGCCGGTCAGCGCGTAGATGTTGAAGGGCCTCAAGTCGAAGGTGCCGGTCGCCAGATCGAAATCCGCCAGCCCGGCCATCGCCAGACCAGAGGCCGCCAGACAGGCAAGGTAGATCAGCCCACGCGCAAGGTTCCAGTTCATGATGTTGCCTTTCCTTTGAAGTGGTCCAACAGCCTCCGCCACCACGGCGGAGCGACAACGGATTGCGTCGGCACCGACGCAGTCGACGGCCGAAGTAGCGCCAGCGCCTCGTTCTCGGTCAGACGCCGGATCGGTCGCGAGAAATCGACCCGGCCGTTGCGGTCGACCGACCAGACCGGGATGGTGCCGGCGGGATAGCGGCCCGTGGCGAAGAGGTCGCGCTCGGCCTCACGCCGCGCTTGGATCGCGGCGGGTTTGAGCCAGCCCATGAAAGCCGCTGCAGCTGCAACCCGGTCGCCCGCGTTCAGGTGCCGGGTCAGCGCAGCCTTGGCGATGCCGCCTGTATTGTAGTGAAACGAAACCAGCGCATCGAACTCGTGCGGCTTGAGCGGCACCTTCACGGCGCGCAGGACGGCGGCCTCGTAACGCGCGAGGTCGGCGCGGGAGACCCCAAAAGCCTCGCGGATCCCTGCATCTAGATTGGCGGGCATGCCGCGCGGCATCGCGGCCGGATCGGGTGCCCCGGCAGCGGCGGTGTGGCCAATGCCAAAGGTCCAGACCTGTTTCACATCACGGTAGGGTCCGGGCACGATGCCTTCGTGCCGGACGAGGGCCAGAAGGCCCCGGTCAGTCATCTGCATGGAAGTTACCCCAGAAGCGAGAGGATCAGGATCAGCGCGGCGACGGCGATGCCGATGCCCAGGCGGTGGCGGAAGGCCTGGCCGGGATCGGCCGGGTCGCAGCGCAGGGAGCGCGCGAGACGGAGAAGGTCATGCATCGCCATCGCCTTTCCCGGCATGGCGCAGACGGGCGAGCAGCACCTCGATGAAGGCGGGACCGAAGACGCCGACCAGATAGGCGGCCGAACCCGCCGCGCCCCCGGCCGGGATCGCCTCGGGCGGCAGGCCAAGCCAGCGGGTGATGATCGCCATCGAGAGGCTGCCCATCCCGGCCGCGATCAGCCCGCCGAGCAGGATGTGGCGCAGCGCGTCGCGCAGCCGCATCTTCGTGGTCAGCGCGTTGGTCGCGCCCCCGAGCGCGCCCCAGGCGGCGAGGATCACCGCCGTGGAGGCGAGCAGTTCCTTCAGCGCCGCCGCCAGAAATCCGGTTTCGTCATTCATCGTCGGATCTCCAGGAGCGGAATGGAGGTGATCGAGCCCAGCCGCTCGAGGTCGAGCGTCACGTCGAGCACGTCGGTGTCGAAGCGGACCGGGACATCGAACTCGAAGCCTGCGGTGACCGCGACGCCAGAACCCGGCGCGGTGGTGAAGGTGATGACGCCGGTCGTGGTATCGACGGACCAGCCGGACGCTTGGGGCGCGCTATTCAAGGCGACCGCGACCGAACCTGCGACCGGCTTGGCGATGGTCCGCACCCATGTCTGGCTGCCCGAGGCGTAGCGCTTCGCCAGCTGGAAGGCGGTCGTCGCGCCATTGCCGGTGCCGATCGACTGATCGGTCGGCGAAGGCGTGTCCGAGGGCAGGCAGGATTTGTGATCGCCCCAGTCCTTGAACCGGAAGCCATGGAGGCGACCGTTCCTCGCCTCGAAGAAGGCCACGACCGCCGCCAGATCGTCGGCGCGTCGGATGCCGTAGGCGACGTCGTAACGGCGGCGCGAGTTGGCCCAGCTGGCATTGCGTTCCTCGTCGCCCGAGGCCAGCTCGACGATTTGCGTGCGCCGCTCGGGCCCACCGCGCGCGCCTCGGCTGATGTTGTCCGGGAACCGGACCTCATGGAACGCCATGGCTTACATCCCCCTCCGCCCGAGCGAGACCGCCCGTGCGATGTCCGCCGCGACCTGCGTCCGGGATTGCCTGAAACTCTCGGCGTCGCGGGCCATGATGGTGACGTTGACCCCGCCGCTCGTGCCGTAGCTCTGCGCCTCGCGGCGCGAGAGGACCCGTTCGCCCCTTTGCAGGATTGCAGGCACTTCGTCATGGCGAAGACCGACCGCAGCGCCTGAATGCATCCGGGGCGCGGCGGCGAAGGCCATGGCCGGGACCATGCGCGAGGGGCCGGACGATCCGACGATGCCGCCCGCGTGCAGGATATTGGCGAAGATCCCGCCCGTGCTACCGAGCGCGCCCGAGAGCGCGTTGGCGATGGGGCCGAGGATGAACCGCCGCGCCGCCAGTTTCGCGAGGTCCGCGATAAGCGAGGTCACAAGATCGCGGAAGTTCAGCTTGCCGGTCTTCACGAATTCCCCGACCGCGTCCTCGGCCGACTGAAACGCGCTGACAAGGCTCTGGCCGATATCGCCACCGATCTCCCGCGCCCGGCTGGCATAGTCCGAGAGCGCCGCCGTCACCGCCTGCCATCCGGTCAGCGCACGCTCGGCCCCTTCGCCAGCGGCGGTTCCGGCATCGCGGGCAACACCTCCGGCGCCATTGGCAGCGGCAGTGGTGCCGTCGAGCCCGGTCGCGAGCGCATCGGCGGAGGTCGCGGCATCCGCCAGCGCGGCCTCGGCCTCCGTGCCGGACCCGGTCACGGCATCTTTCAGCGCCTGCCAGGCGGCGAGGGGCCGGGTCGCGGCATCGGTCAGCATGCCCGCGGCCTCGCGATAGGCATCGGCCCGGGCGCGTGCGTCCTCCGACATGGCGCCGAGACCGAGATCGGGCGGCGCGATGTAGGTTCGGGCAAGCGCCGCCGAGAACGCATCGGCCGCCGCCGTACCCGCCGCCGTCGCGGCCCCCTCGAACGGATTGTCGATCCGGCTCAGGTCCACCGCATCGAGCGTGCCGATCCGCACGCCGCCTTCGCCGGTCGCCCATTCAGGCAGCAGGGCCAGCGCGGCGTTCAGGGTCTCGATGAAGCTGTTGATGCGGGTGACGACGCCGTTCAGCATGGCCTCCACCCCGCCGATCAGACCGTTCGCGGCCTGGTAGGCGAAATCGCCGATAGCCCCCGGCAGGCTGCCCCAGATCGCCACCGCGCCGTCATAGGCCCCTTGGAAGGTCGCGACGGTGTGATCCCCGAAACCCACGACGCCTGCGACGGCGCCGTCGAGCGCCGAGAGCGCGGCGGCCTTCAGCCCTTCCCATCCCGCCGCCATGCGGGCCAGCGCGGCGTCGAGCGCGAGCCCGATGCGCGACCAGACCTCGGAGGCCAGATCGGAGAGCAGCCGGAACGCTTCGCCGACCCCGCCCACGCGGGCGACGATTTGGGAAAGTTGATAGATCAGCTCCCCGACGCCGACGATCAGAGCGCCGATGCCGGTGCGGATCAGCGCCCCGCGCAACACGACGAGCGCGGTGGCCAACCCACGGACCGACAGCGCGGCGGCGGCCAGCCCGGCGACCCAGCGGCCCGCGAGGAAGGTCGCGAAGGTCACGGCATAGGTGGTCAGGCGGCCGATATTGTCGAAGAGGCCACGAATGGCGATACCGAGCGGGCCGGTCCGGCTGGCGACCGCCGCCATGGCGTTGGCGACGGCTTCCAGCGCGGGGGCAGCGGCAACGGCCAGCTGGTTCGACAGCCCCCGCCAGATCAGCCCAAGCCGGGAGATGGCATCGTTCGTGCGCTCGATCTGGTCGGCGTCCTGTTCGGAAACGGCGACGCCGAAGGCAAGCACGTCCTCGGTCGCCTGGCGCAGTGTCGCAGTGTCGATGCGCGACATGGCGATGGAGCCTTCCTCGCCAAAAAGCTGACCCGCGACGGCCGCACGCTCGGCGGCAGGCACGAAATTCTCGATGGCGGCGTTGATCGCGCCGACGCGCTGGTCCAGCGGCAGCGCGATCAGGTCGTTGGCCGAAAGACCCAGCCGGTCCAGCGCATCGGCGGCGGGACCGGTCCCGGCGGCCGCCTGGCTGAGACGGCGCGTCAGATCCTTGGTGGCCTGCTCGATGCCGGACATGGACACGCCCGCCAGTTCGCCCGCGCGCTCCAGCGTCTGGATCGAGGCGACGGTGGTCCCCAGCGACTGCGCGAGCTTGGCCTCCGCATCGACGGTCTGGAGGCCGGAGCGGATCATCGCCACGCCAGCGGCGGTGGCCGCTGCCACGGCGGCTGCGGCGGCCACACGCACCCGGCGCGAGAAGGCTGCGAGCCGGGCGTTTGCGGCTTCCATCTCGCGGCTCAGCCGTCCGAGGCCTCGAGCACCGGCTTCGCCGACGCCTTCCAGTTCGGCGCGCACCTGCCGACCACCGACTGCCGCAAGGCGGACGCTGACGCGTTTTTCAGCCATTGGGGCGTTCCATCTGTTCGTTGAGTTTGGCGACCATCACCGCTTCGATGACGGGCAGCAGTTCGGCCATGGCGAGCGGCGGCACGCCGAGGGCGTCACCGAGCGCTAGTGCCGCCGACATGTCCCAGCCGATCACCGCACCGGGCAGGACGCGCAGTTGGCCGCCGAGACGGCCGACCAGGTCCCAGACCTGCCAGCCTTCATACGTGAGCGGGCGGTTCAGCCGCGCCGGGCAGTCTTCGCACGCTTGCGTACAGGCTTCGCAGTACCGCTCGCCCCCGCCGAAGGACCATTCGGCGAGAGCGCGGAGGCGTTTTTTTCCCGCTCCAGAAGCAGACCCTTGGAGACGTAGGTCAACTGGAACGCCTCGAAGATCGGCCAGATGTCGAGCAGCGCGTCGATGGCCTCAGGGCTGGGATCGATCGGCTTGCCGTCCGCATCGCCGATACCCTCCCAGGCGAGCACCGCCCGCCGCGCCAGCGCCTTGGCGAAGGCGACGGCACGTTCCTCGTCGGAAGCCTCCTCGGACACCGCTTCGACGGCGGCATCGCTGCGCGTTGTCACCATCAGCGCGGTCGTCAGTGGGCGCAGCTGCACGCGCACACCGGGCGCGAGGTCATGCCAGCGGGGCGCATTGGTCAGGTCGAGCGTCAGCATTCTCAGTATACCTCGATGTCGTTGATCAGGGTTGCCGTGCACATACGGCCGACCACACTGTCGCGCGCGGCCTGCCAGTCGAAGGTCGCCTGCACGCCCTGCGGCCCAGAAATCTCGATGCGCGGGCGCGGCAGGTAGACGGCATGCACGGTGAAGGTGAAGCTCTCGCCGGACGGCAGGACGTAGGCGAACTCGAGCTCGCAAGGATCGCCATTGATCGCCTGCGTGACCAGCGTGCTGTCGGCGAAGCGGACCTCGATGGAGCCGGTCAGAGCCGCGATGGACGGGTCTGCGCCATCGATGCGCCCGTCCGAGCGGATGGTTTCGATCCGGTCGAGGTTGTTGGCGTAGGTGATGTCGGCAGAGACCACATTGCCGAGGGCAGTGCCGTTCCGAGTGATCGACCCGTTGAAATGGCCGAAGCGCTTCAGCTCCAGCGCGGCGGGCGTGCCGGCGCTGGTGGTCGTGCCGACCGTTTCGCCCTGCGCAACCAAGCGCGCCGTGGCGGTCAGCAGCCCCGAGCGCTGCATTTGCCAGGTGATCTGGTCGAGCACGCAGCCGGAATACATGGCGTAGCGCGGCACCTCCGGCATGCCGGTCTCGATGGAGAGACTCGGTAGAGTCCAGGCGCCGGACCGGAATTCGTGCGTCCAGGGACCGGTGCCCGTCGTCGTCGGCGCGCCGAAGGCCGCCTTCAGCCAGAAGCCGAAGGCCTCCGCGTCGAGCGGCACGACGACGTCGCCGTCGGCCGTGACCGCGTCCTTGATCGGTGCCAGTGGGTCGCGGCCGTAGCCGAGCAGTTCCGAGTTCAAGAGCGGCTGCTCCGCGCCGAGCGTGGTGCTGGCGAAGGGCATCTTCGTGAAGCCGCCTGCCGGCGGAGTGCCATAGGTCGTTTCGAACGCAAGCGCCATCTGCGCCCGCGCCCCTTGGGCTCGTGCCATGGTGTTCTCCTCGGGTTGTCGGGGTCAGCCGAGCGGGTCGGCCGTGGAATAGTGCAGCACGACCGGGATCACCGCGGCCTTCAGGCTGGCCGCGCCCTCGACCGGCAGATCGACCGGGCGCGGAGCCTCCGCCTCGACCCAGTCGCAGAGCCCGCCCAGCGTGCGGTCGGCGGCGAGTGCCGCGCCGATGCTGGCGGTCAGCGTGTCGAAGGCAATGTCACGGGCGGCGCCCTGCACGACCGCCTCGATTTCGGCGCGGTGCTGGTAGTGGTAGGCGAGCGGCGACAGAGTAACTTCGGGCTCCCCCGGCTCGCCGTCGCGCAGGATCAGCAGGCCCTCGGCCGGCACGCGCTCGGGCAGCACCTCGCCGCGCAGGACAGTGGCGGGCAGCGCGGAGAGCCGCGCATGCAGCGCGGCGAGGATGGTTTCACGAGGGGTGGGCATGGAGGGTCTCTTCGATGTCCGAAGCGCCCGAACATGGGCAGCTTGACCTTTGCAATTCTTGACAGTTTCAGAGCACTTCCGGTAACTGGACCCATGGGGATTGCGAGCTCCCCACGAGGCGCCAGCTGAAGATCGCGTTCCTGTTCAACCCCGGCGACGGAGGAACGCACATGCCTGCGCCCAATGCCATTTCGTTCGACAAGCTCACCCGCATCATCGGAACCCCCCGCGCACCGCTTTTGCTCGACGTGCGGTCCGAGGAAGATTTCGCCGCCGATCCACGATTGCTCCCAGGTTCTGTCCGGATCGACGACCAGGCGCTCGCCGCCCTCGCGCCACAGCTCGGCAGCCAGCCTTCGATCGCCGTTTGTCAGGCCGGTCACCGGCGCAGTCAGGGCACTGCCGCCTTGCTTCGCGCCGAAGGTTGCCCGTCCGAGTATCTCGAGGGCGGGTTCGAGGCATGGCGCTCCGCCGGCCTGCCGCTGATCGATCCGGTGAAGCTGCCCGCGCGCGACGCGCAGGGCCGCACCATCTGGGTCACCCGCTCGCGCCCCAAGATCGACCGCATCGCGTGTCCCTGGTTGATCCGGCGCTTTCTCGATCCCCGGGCGATCATCCTGTTCGTGGCGCCCGCCGAGGTGATCGGCGTCGCCGAACGCTACAACGCATCGCCCTTCGACATCGAAGGCGTGTTCTGGAGCCACCGGGACGACCTCTGCACCTTCGACGTGATGCTGGCCGAGTTCGGCCTGAGCATTCCCGCCCTCGACCGGCTCGCCACAATCGTGCGCGGCGCCGATACCGCCCGGCTCGACCTCGCGCCCGAGGCGGCCGGTCTGCTTGCCGCGTCGCTCGGCCTGTCGCGGATGTATTCCGACGATCTGGAGCAGCTGGAGGCCGGGATGCTGCTTTACGACGCCTTCTTTCGTTGGGCGCGGGACGCCACCGACGAGACCCACAACTGGCCCACCAACAAGCCGAAGGCAGACTGATGCAGGACCGCGCATACCCCACGCTGGCCGCGGCCACCCGCATCTGGGCCCGCATCGGCCTGTTGAGCTTCGGCGGTCCGGCCGGACAGATCGCGCTCATGCACCGGATCCTCGTCGAGGAGCAGCGCTGGCTGGGCGAGAAACGGTTCCTCCATGCGCTCAACTACTGCATGCTCCTGCCGGGGCCGGAGGCAATGCAGCTCGCCGTCTATATCGGCTGGCTGATGCACCGCACGCTCGGCGGCATCATCGCGGGCGTCCTGTTCGTGCTGCCCGGCGTCGTGGCGATCATGGCGCTCAGCTGGATCTATGCGCTCTACGGCAATGTCGGCCCGGTCGAGGCACTGTTCTTCGGGCTCAAGGCGGCGGTGCTGGCCATCGTGGTGCAGGCGGTGATCCGCATCGGATCGCGCGCGCTCAAGAACGGGGCGATGGTCGCCATCGCCGCCGCCTCCTTCGTGGCGATCTTCGGCTTCGCCATTCCGTTTCCGCTCATCATCCTCGTTGCTGGCCTGATCGGGTTCTTCGGCGCGCGTGCGGGCCTGCCCGCATTCCATGGCGGCGACGGACACGGCAAGGTCGGCACGGTCCAGGTCGACGACGCCGACACCCTGCTGGGTGAGGAATCGCCGGTTCACACGCAGGTCAACCGGGGGTGGGCCTTTCGGATTTCCGGCGTCTTCCTCGTCCTCTGGCTTGCCCCTGTGGCGCTGTTGTTCGCGGCCCTCGGGCCGGAGAACGTGTTTTCGCAGATCGCGGGCTTCTTCAGCGTCATGGCCGTGGTGACCTTCGGCGGCGCCTATGCGGTGCTGGCTTATGTCGCGCAGGAGGCGGTGCAGTACTACGGCTGGCTTGCTCCCGGCGAGATGCTGGACGGGCTCGGCATGGCGGAGACCACGCCCGGCCCGCTCATCATGGTGACGCAGTTCGTGGGCTTCATGGGTGCCTTCCGCGAGGCGAGCGGCCTGTCGCCCCTGATGGCGGCAACGCTCGGCGGGCTGCTGACGACGTGGGTGACCTTCGTTCCCTGCTTCCTGTGGATCTTCCTCGGCGCGCCCTTCATCGAGCGTCTGCGCGACAACGCGGTGCTGACCGCCGCCCTGACCGCCATCACCGCGGCCGTGGTGGGCGTCATCCTGAACCTTGCCGTCTGGTTCGGTCTGCATGTCGTCTTCGACGAGGTGCGGACCGTTACAGCGTACGGCCTCGATCTGGATGTGCCCGTCTGGTCGACGGTGAACCTCGCGGCTGCGGCACTGGTGCTTGCCGCGCTTGTGGCGGTGTTCCGCTTCAGGCTGGGCGCCGTGACGGTCCTTGCGGGCTGCGCGCTGGCCGGTGTCGCGCTGGCGTCCATGGGCTTGACCTGAGGCTGCTCTTGTTTGGGCGCTAGTCATAGCTTCGCGTCCACCCAATTCGCCACGATCAGCCCCGGCACGCTGTCGAGCGCCCGGTCCGCATCCCGCGCCAGATCCAGCCGCTTCGGCAGCTTGACCTGCGGCACCAGCAGGAAGACCGGCGCGGTGACCTTGCCGCGCCCGGTCTTCGAGCGGGATACCACCGCCTGGCCCTTCGTGTTCAGCCGTCCCTCCGCCACCAGCAGGCTCGGGCCGGTGCGGCGGTAGACGAAGCGCAGGCGCAGCCCGCGTCGCCGCTCCCATTCGCCGGGGGTGATCCGGCCGCCGCGCAGAGATTTGCCTGCGGCGGGCAGCGGGATGGCTAGCCAGAAGCCGGTCTTCGAGCGGATCAGCGGGCCGGTGTCATGCGCACCGACGATGACCGGGGCCTGGGACCAGACGAGCGCGGCGGCGTCGAGGCTCTCGCCAGCCTTCGGAAACGTCTGGCTTCGGATCGTGTTGGCAAGGCGTGTGCCAAGCCCTGCGCCGGTGACTTGCAAGCGCCACGCGGCCTTCAACCCGGTCCCGGCCTCGCGCATGGCAGCGGTCACCGCGCGTTCCCCCGCCGCCACCTCGGCCTGCATCATCGCGACGATGTCGGGATCGATGTTGAGCTTCAGTTTCACGCGGACCTCAGATCGACGGTCCAGACGAGCCGCTCACGGTCGCGGACGGGTTCGCCCTGAATGAGGAAGGCCTCGCCTTCGACTTCGATCCGGTCGCCCGGTCGCGGGTTCGCGACCTCGGCGACGCGCAGGTCGATCCGCGTGGTCTCGGACCAGAGCCTCGCATCGCCGAAGTCGGTGATGGCGTCAGCGCGCCGGGCGACGACGCGCACCAGCACGGGCGCGCCGCCCTCGGGCGTGTAGGCCGCATCCCTGCCGATGTTCGGATCGGAAAAGAGCGCGCTGACGGCGGCGGCGAAAGCGTTCATCAGAACGCGCCGTTCAATCGCACCCGGCCGATGGTGTCACCGGCCCCGCCCGCGACCGCCTCGGTGGCGACGCCGATCAGCGTGTTTGAGGTGGCCACGTTGGTGGTGCGCTTGTTGGTATCGTCCCAGTAGATCCGGGCTCCCGCGGTCCAGGCCTGCGAGCCGATCTTGGTGATGTCGAAGACGCCGGTGAGCGCGGTCTCGACGCTCTCGCCGAGGGCGGCGGCGCCTGCCGCCACGCCGAAGATGGAACCGACGAGCAGGCCATCGCCCGAGGCGACGGCATAGGGTGCGGTCAAGGTGATGGTATTGCTGGGCTGGACGAAGTTTTTCATGGGGGTGATCCTCGTGGAAAGACGAAGGGCGGCCCATCAGGACCGCCCGCGTGTCAGGGTTCAGGAAGCGGGCGTCACGCGCCCGGGTTCTTGTAGAGGCCGCGCCAGTCGATGGCCTTGGCGCCGAAGTCGAGGCGGCACTTGATTTCGACGCCGTCGACATCGAAGCCGTTGCGGGTCTCGATATAGGCGCCCTGCTGACCCTCGAGATAGGCGTATTCGATGGTGTCGATCTGGTTCGGGCTTGCGGCCAGATACCAGGCGGTGGCGCTGGCCGAGTCGAGGCGCGGCTCGCTGATCGGCGCCAGCGTGCGGATCGACTGGGGAACCACGCTGGACGTCGCGGCGGGCACCAGGTTCTGGGCGACCAGTTGCTCGGCCTTCAGCTCCAGCGCGGCGGGCACGATCAGGAAAGCGGGACGGATGTTCAGCACCGTCTTCTTGTCGAGACCGGTCTGCAGCGCCATCGCCGCACGGGCCGCCCCCACCGCATCGACGGCCAGCGCTGCACCGGTGCCCGCCAGGTTCTTGTGGTTGGCGTGGAACAGCGCCGTGCCATCGGCCATGGCCGGGTTGGCGGTGATGATGCCCCAGACCACGTCACTTTCCAGCTGGGCGATGGAGTTGCCGTACATGGCCGGGATCCGGGTGAAGGCGTCGAGATCGTCGTTGATCAGCACCTGCCGGGT